CGATCCATTTTGTAGATGGGAAAGAATTACAGTTCCATATGATGAAGAAAATTATATGGAGACAACGATAGGACAATTGAATTTTTTCAAATGGGCGATCGAGAACAAGATCTTAGATTTTATTGAAAATAACTATGATATAATAGAAAGTGATATGAATGCGCGAAACACTACTTCAAAGCGTAAAGTGTGTTTAGACGAGAATTTGAAAACAAGAAAAAAACGCGAAGAATTATCAGTATCGGCATGTAAGTGTATTAAGAAAGAGACAGTTAAAATTATTGTTAAATTTAATTAGATTTTCAAAGAGTGAATATTGTTACAAAATTATGTATAATGCGATAAATAATAAAGAAATGCTAAATTATTTATCAAGTGCGTAAAAAAATACACGTCATGAGAATCATGTAAATCTGCAAAGTGTAATGCTATTTTGCGTATATGTATATATTCCCAAACTTCTTCATCATTAGTATGAAACAAATGTGGTCCATGTTTACTACATAATATATTTGTATATTTGTTTTTTCGTCTATAAAATCATAACAATTGCCTCCGATGTGTTCGCGTTTATCGATAATGATAACCTTTATCTAATAAATTTGCATATTTTCTCATGTTTTTTAGTTTTCTGGATTTTTTATAATTGTAAAAATATATAAAATAAATATAATATATATAATATATATAATATTAAAAAATATATGGAAAATTTTCACATATTTATAGCATCTTGTTATGAGGGATTAGATGTACAGGTACCAAGATTAATCAATAATATACTAGAAGTAGATATTCCAGTAAATTTTGTTCATTTTATAGTTGGTGGGTGCCCGAATGATAATGTATATTACGAAAATGGTATAGAAATTATTAATGTGAAATATAGATGTTTTGAATTTACACCTCATATTTATATTGTAAATAATCAAGATAAATATAACTTTGACTATGCTTTTTTTACACACGATACAGTTAAATTTGGAAAAAACTTTTATAAAATAATATTAAATGATATTTCATATTTAAAAACTACAAATTTTCAAACGATGAAAATTGAGAATTCTATGCTTTCAATGAATATTGGAATTTATAGTAAAAATATAATATTGGAATATAAAAATACTCTATTAGATTTACTAATAAATACAAATGATAAAGATGAATTAATGAAATTGAAAAAAAAACTTCTCCAGTATGAAGATTTTATTTTAAATAAAAATAATTATAATAACGGAGATGCGTCTATAAATATTCCTCAACAATTTATTGGAATAAACAATTGTGTATCTAGTGGTTTATATAGAATTTTTGAACGAATTGATTTTATTAAATATCAATCAAATGCATATACAATACAAAGCATTGATATTTGCAAAATAAATACTTAAAATATATATATATTATTTTTTGATCCAACATTTATTATTAAGATTAATATTATCAACAAATGTTTCTACACAAACAAACCCATAATCTGTTAAATATTTTTCTATAATCGAGTAATCTATATATATACCATTAATTGGTAAATTTTCGCAACAATCTTCTTCATAAATTATACATTTTAATTGATTTAGTAAATCTAAATTTTCATTTAAAAATTCAAGTAAAAATCCTTCACAGTCTGCTACTAAACAATCAAACGTAATATTGTATAATTTTTGAATATTATCTAATGAAATAGTTTCTATTTTTTCACTTCGAAGATTAGTTGGTGGTATTTTATATGTTTTTGTTTCCCACCCACAATTATTATAAACAACATATAATTCATCCTTTGAAATTGTTCCATGATAAATATTAAAAGAACAATTATTTATTAATTTATTTTTTAATAAACATGGTATTATTCTTGTGTCAGGTTCAACACACACCAGTTGGGTTTTAGGGTTTTTTAACAAATAATCTAATACACAACTAACAGTCCCATATCTAGAACCTAATTCTAATAATTTCATATCAGAATTTACATATTTATTTACTAAATATCTTGTTCCGTGTTCAACATTTAAGTCCCAATTATTTAATTTTTGGTCGTGTTCATTATAAAATATTAAATTACTATAATGTTGCTCCATATATTATATTATATTATTATATTATTATATTTGTATTTAAACGCGTATAAAATATAAATATAATAATGGTCATAATATATATTATGATTATTACAATTATTTCAGGTGGTTCAGGAAGTACAAATATACAAAAAGGATTACATGAAATATGTCCTAATCTATCTATAAATTTATTAATTAATGGATATGATGACGGAAAATCAACTGGAATATTAAGAAAATTATTTCCAAATACACTTGGAATATCTGATTTTAGAAAAAATCAACTCTTGGAATATGAATTGTTACATGGAAATAATAGCATTTATAAATTATTAAATCATAGATTTACTCAACAAGATCCATATAATTATATCATTAATTTAATTAATTGTTTAATTTTTGAAAATAATAACAATTTAAAAGATTTTTTATTAGATAACACAAAATATTTTTTTGAAACAGAGCAATCAAAAAAAATTATATATGAAGACTTCAGTTTTATGAATATTATATATTGTTCTTTACTTGATAAAAATAATAATAATATAGAAATTGTATGTGATATAATTAAAAATAATCTAAACTTAAAAAATAATTATTATGTTAATTCCAATGATAGTTTAATTCTAAAGGGTATTACAAAAAATGGTAATATACTATTTGATGAGGCAAGCATTGTAGATTTTGAAAGTAAAAATGATAAAATTGTTGATATTTTTTTTGATAAAGACTATCCAATATTAAATAAAAATACAGAAAATTTGTTATTAATATCTGATATAATTTTATTTTCTTGTGGAACACAATTTAGCAGTTTAATACCAACATATAAAACATTATTATTTAAAGAAACTATAACTAAATCTAAAGCATATAAATTTCTAATTTTAAATTGTGAATATGATAAGGATATAATTAATTATTCTGGCGATGAGTTACTTGATAAAATAAATGAATATTTACCATTAAATGATATACAAATTATTATTTCTAATGATATGAATAAAAGTTTACTTCCAAATAATACAACATATAATTATATGAATATTCCATCATTAATTCAAAATAAAAAACATAACGGATTTCTTACATGGAAATATATATTTAATTTCTATTTTCGTAATTATTATAATAATTTTTATATTTTTGATTATGATTATACGTTATACGATGACAATTTGATAAATATTTCAAAAGAAAATATTAACATATTAAAAAATGTTAAAAACAAAATAATTATTACTAATAATTGTTTTTCAAATTTATTACCTATTAATGATATTACTATATATAGCAATTTTGGTAATATATATAACAATGATAAATGTCTAGACGACAATTTTATTTTGAATGATAAAGATATATGTAATATTAATAAAATTATTGATAAAATAAATATATCGAATAAATACACTGTTAATAATAGAAAAAATATCTCAATATCAATAAAACCAATTGAGAATCGCAATAAATTAATGAATATAATTAAACCATTTTTGTTGGATACTAATTATGAAATTAGAGAAACTGGAAAAACCACTATAGAATTTGTAAGAAAGGGATTATCTAAACGAAACATTTTTAATAAAGAAAAATTTTTATATGATAATTGTATTACATATATAAGTGATAAAAATGATATAGAATATACTTCTAACGACAATATAAAATTTTTAGAAGTAAAAAATATTTATACTACAAATTTATTTTTAAAATCAATCATGATGAATGAAAAATATGATTTTTGTATAATTGTAGGAGGTATAAATAAAAGAATGGATATAAATCATCCAAAATGTTTAATAGAAGTAGATAATGAAATAGTTTTAATGAAAATAATTAATAATATAATACCATATGCAAATAATATATTTATTTGTGGAAATAATTACTATAAAAATAATTTTGTAGAATTTGAAAAAACGATAAAAAGTTATGCCAATATTAATTTTTTATATTTTAACTCTATAGATGGTTCACAAACTTATCCAAAAGGAAATGGTGAAACAATTTTTCAATTATTAAACAATATTCCTAATTTAACACATAAATTATTTATTATGTGGGGAGACATAATAATTTCTGATAATAAAATATTTGAAGAAATGTATAATAATCAGTATAATAATGAATTCTTGATTCCCACAAAATATGAAAAAAATCCATACGCGTATTTAATTATTGATAATAATAACGTTAAAAATATAGAATATAAAAAAAATATACCTATTGAATATGGTCACCACGACCAATGCATATTTTTATGTGATAAATATAAAATAAAAGAAAAACTAAACATTTTAATAAATCATCATTGTGATGAGTTTAATTTTTTAGATATAGTAAAAGAATTAGATAATATATCTTATTTTGAAACAAATTTTCCTGTAAAAAGTTTTAATACAATAGAAGAAATTAAATAATATAATAATATATTTTATACTATTATTATAAATGGATTTTAAACCAACTAAGAATTTAATCCGCCCTGCGGATTCACATTCTTCGTTGTCAATGACCGATAAAGAGATAAATCCTAGCCCCGAAGAGGCGGATTTAAATCTTCAGCGGTTTAAAAAAAACGTTAATGATAAATTAATTGAATTTAAACAAGAATTAAAAGAATATGAAAAGCTTAAATTAGCGAACAATGAGATTAAAAACATAAAAAAAAGAATAGATCAAACAAACAATGAAATAAACAATCTTTATGATATAACCGAGATAAACGATGATGTTAAAACAAAATTTGAGAAGATATATACCAAAGAAATACCGGATTTATTTGTAAAATTAAATGATACCTTAGAAAATATACAAAAGAATGGACCTATACCTAGACTGAATACAACAAAAAATATACCGATAGGTAATATTTATAAGAAAATTAAAAGCATAATAAATGAAAAAAAAATAGTATATCAAAATATTGATGGTATTTCAAGAAAAATACAACACGCTGAGATTGAATATAAAACATTCAAATTTAATTACAGCCTAAATGATTATATTATTTTTAAAGAAAACACAGACAATGATTTTACTATAGGAAAAATAGAATTGATTTATAATAATAAAAATGGCAATGATATTAATGTCGACTTTACATCAATACATGTTAAATATATTGAACCAATGAATATTTTATTAAACCCCGGTATATTATATTGGGTTAATATCGCAGAAAAAAAAGTAGCTGATATATTTGTAAATAATTATGAGTTAATAACAATAGAAGACCAAAACTACACGGTATTTCCACTGCAATTATTTTGCGATATTACTGATAATATTAAAACCAAATTAGATGAAATTTTTAATATCGACGATGGTATGCTGTTAAAACTAGATTATAGTAATAATTCTATACAAGAACAAGTGAATATAAAAAGATACTTTAACGATTCTTTGTCATTTTATGGAATACTTGATGATTTAATTGATGAGCATTTTAATCGTTATATAGAAATAAGTAATGATTTCAATGATTTTTTTAAAGATAAAAGATTATATGAATCTGATAAAAATGAAATAATGCAATTTTTAAACGATGAAATATCATATGATGATACTAATGTAATGGGTGGTTCACTTGAATTTAAAAAAAAGTATTTGGAACTTGTCAAAAAAATGCCAATAAAACTTTCAAATACATTGATCTATCAAAACCAAACAGATGCACCAGAAAATGAAATGTCATTCTCAGATATTTATGATAAATCGAATGTTATAAAAGCACAAACAAATCCACAAACTGTCAAACCCCAAAAACCCCAAACAAATCCACCAGAAAATGAAATGTCATTCTCTGAAATTTATGATAAACCAGATACTATACATACACAAACAGATGCACCAGAAAATGAAATGTCATTCTCCGATATTTATGATAAACCAGATAGTGAAAATACACAAACAATGCGAAAAACACAAAGATTAAATCCTACACTAAACCCATTAAAATCAAAGAACAAAACCCTAAAAAGACGATATAATGAACGACGTGTTAATGAATTATCGTTAAACCCATAATAATAATGTCATATTCAATAATATAATTGAATATGAATGAATCAAATAACAACCGTTATGTAATAGCATGTATACGTATTCCTATGAAAATATTTGAAAACGGAAAATATGAAATGCAAAAAAATCTTGCAAATATTCAATTTGAGGATTGCAATGAATTGCCAGAAAAAGGTAATTTAGACGAATGTAATCTAACTTCTATTTTTGAAAAATTTTATGTTAATGAAACAAACGAACACACTATAAATCAAATAACAAATGATATATCAAACAATGAAATCAATGATAATACTAATAATACATTACACGAACCAGCAATTGAAATCCCAAAGATGTATGTATTAAAAACGGAAATATTAAATAAAAATCATAAACACATAAAAAATAATACATTTAAACATAAATCGAAAGATATTAATCGATTTTCAAGAAAAACTCGCGAATAAAGATCTAAAATGTATATCTTTCGGTTTTCGATACATTCAATGGTTCGGGCATAACTAATTCTACGCGATCAATTATAGACAAACTTTGAAGTTCTCGCAAATTAGCATCAACATCGTTAAACTTTGGTTGAATTTCAGGTAAAGGTTTGACCAAATTAGTAGTTCCAATTCCAAATAATTTTGATTCAATATCACATGCATTAAATGCCATAACTTCTCTCGCAGTTTTTGCACCGAGTAATCCATCTCCTGGATGAAATGATTTATACGGAATGCAATATCCATGATATTGAACATAGGATGAATGTATATCATTATCTCGGTTTAATAATAAGAAATCGCCTCGTGTATGTAATTGATCTGCAAAATAGGATTTATATGGAATACCGCATCCTTGATCGATATTATATAACATTTGTCCTAGGTTAGCCCTGTTTTCTAATTCAAAGTTTCCGTTCGTATTTTTATTACGAGTAGATGCCATTTATGATGTATTTATATTATGTATATAATATTATATATAATATATTATACAATATAATACCAACTAATATATTTTATTTCTCATATTTACAAAATTTATGTTTTCACGAGTAAAACGCTCGGGATTTTTAAAGAAATCAGCTAAACATAAATGAAATAGATGAAAATAATCATAAGAAAATATAACTGCAAGTCCTATGTTTGGATCTACTGAAATCATTTTTGCAGCAGCTATTTCATATAATTCTTTAAACAATGGATTATGTTGTGTTTTGTCATAAATAAAATCTAAACCTTGAAACATAGCATCCGGATCATACATTAATTCATCTTTTGTCTCTTCGTCAATATCTTCATCCATCTTACTCCAATCAGGTTGTTTTCCTTCAGCATCCATATTGAACACTTCACGAATACATTTACGATATTCGAAGTTATTTGTATAATGAACTGTATGCTCAATATTGTATTGCATAGTACTATAATATGAAATACAATAAATATTTATATTGGTTGTTGATTCAAGTTAAATTATTTGTTAAATTATTTTTTATGATAACTAGTATCATTGGCTACTTCACGTGATGGTAATCCACCGCGAACCCAACCATCTAACGCAGCTTCTTCTACAGAATAGTTTGGATTAGTGACACGGTCTTTAACACTATCCATTAATGGATAATTACTGTATTCAACAAAACTTTTATCCATAATAGTAGACGCACTCTTCATATCGCGAACAGTTTCACCCTGTTGTAATTGAGCTTCTAAGACTGGATTACTTGAACCTCTTCCTAAATAAGGAACAGTAGCAAAAGGACGTTGATGTAATTGTAGTTTCTCAAATTCACGTTGTTGTTCTGGTTTAAGTAATAAAAGGGAATCAAAGTCGACTACACTGCCAGGTAAACCACTTCCGCCACCAGTTCCTCTAAAATTAATGGAAGGTGCTAAAGTAGCAAAATCAACATGCGAATTTGATAAAAATCCATTATAATTATCATTTAGCATGTAATTTGCATAACGAGTGTTTGTAATATTTCTCTGTGTGTTATCAACAGAATCGGAACCTATTCTTCCCATATTATTAAAAAAATAATCACTTATATTACTCATAGTATATAATATAGTAGAATACATAATTTCAAGTTAAATATATTTAATTTTAAATTATTAAATATGTTTTTAAAATATCCAAGAGATTAATATTTGTTGTATCTATCCATATTTCTAGCACATGCAAACAAATTACCTTCTTTGCAAGATACCATTGAACCATATGCAAATTCAGCAAACCCAGTTTGATCGTTTGGAATTACAGTACTAGGATTGGATGTAAATTGACGCAACGATTGTTCGAATACAAATTGTTCTCCTAAATCTTTGAAAAGTTTATCAGAAATATCTGGTTGATCTGGATTCAATTCACTAACTAACTGTTTAGCTTCTTCTAAAATACTTTTATTAATGTTTTTATTAAATGATGGTGGAGCTGGTTTTTTATTAGGGTTGTATTCATAATCTGTAATTAAAACATTACTAAAAGGATTCGATGAAGACGGTTTATCAAATACATTTTGCTTGGAAATACCATATTTTGCAATTACTTCATCTGCTTGGTTCTCAAAATGTTCTTCTATAACTTTTTTATCTTTATCGCTTTCACGTTGTTGATAATAATGAAGTAAAAATATAGCTAATATTGTAATTGCTGAAATAAAGATAATACGAAAACTCTGTGATAGTAAAAAACCAATAATAGTTAAAATTATAATACTTCTGGTTAAAGCATTTAATTTTTGTTCATAAGTCATATCTTCAATTGGAAAAAATTCTAAAATATATTCACTTTGAAATAATACATTTGGATTTATTCCCCAAAATGGTATTTTAGTTTTTTCTACTTTATTTTCTTGATATGCTAATATATTATTAGAACTATCCATATTTTGAAAAAAAGACATTCGATCTATATATATGTTGTTTATATTTTCGTTTCATATTATTCGTAATTTATGCTAAAAGCGATTAAATATTATAAAAAAAGTTATTTAAAAATTAACGTAGTACTAGTATAATTACTGGATATAATGGTGAAAAATGTATTTCTATTACCACTCGGCGAAACTGTAAATTCTACATTAATTCCGCAAATTTTAAACTTGAAATCGTGGTGTGATAAAAATGAAAGTGTAATTCTTACAAGTGTTGGTAATAATAATACATGTATTATTAAAAATATTCTTTCTACTCTTGGACATGGAATAAATAATCCAGTTCCATCAAAAGAAATCGATTATTATATTATTGTAGACAAGGACATAGTTTTTACAGAAGATCATTTAGATTTATTATCTAAAACAGATCACCCTTTTGTATGCGGATGGAAATCCTCAAATGGAGATAATGGTAGTAAAATAGTAGTTGCTGGTAAATGGGACGAAGAATTTCATAAAGAACATGGTAGTATGCCTGTAATATCATATGAAGATCTTGTTAATGTAGAAAAAAGTGATCCGAATAGATTAATAGAGGTAGATTATGCTGAATTTGGTTTTGTTCGAATTCATCGTTCTATATTTGAAAGAATGCAGTATCCATTTTTCCGTTTAAACGTTCACCAAATTAGCAGTGATAAATGCGATTTAATATCAGATGATATAAGTTTTTGCTTAAATTGCACTAAAGATACTGGTGTTAAACCATCTATTTTGGCAGGTTTACATGTAAGTGCCTTATCATATGTTAAAATTCAATAATACTCCAAATGCTCAGTAAATTGATATGATAATAATATATTATTTATGATATTATCATAGTTGTTTATAGCTTGCGTTTAATGCATTTGTTATCGATTTGAAATGTATCACATTTTTCAGTTTGAGGAACAATTTTCAAAATGCATTTGGACTTTTCTCCATATAGTGGTTCTACGCAACCTTTCTCATTTTCTTGCATAGTATTAATTTTATGTTGTCTCAGTATATCTTCCATTTCTTGAATCGATTTGGTACATCTAGATCGAAAATGTTCATATCGTTCACGCACCATATCATACGTTAACCCAGATTGTTTATTTAACATAGTATTAATTAATTCATGTAAATCATATACATATTTGGAGAACGTAGCTCTTGATTTCATATGTCGCATTTCCAATGGCAATTTTTTAAAATTATTTAATAAATTTTTTCTACATTTTCCACAGGGTAAGGTCCATTTTAAACTTAATATAAAATCGCGATAATGTTTTTTATCTTCTTTAGCCGGTTTAACTGGATAATTAAAACTCATAGTATGAAGCAAATGCCATGCACTTGGTCCCCATACACTAGTAAGCATACCATCATTACTTTGGTAATCAGTTTCATTGAATGGTTTTTTAACAGTTATATTATGTTTGTTTGAAGTTCTCTTAACTGTTTTTCTCATATCGGCAAACGGTATAGAATTATAGTTTTTATATAATAATGATAAATTTATAAATGCTGATTTTTATATTTTGTTAACAAATGAATTAGTTTATATCGATATTTTAATATGTTATAAATATATACAAATAATGTTAAACGTAGTTAATTTGATCCTAAAGTATATTCGTCCGTACAGTAATTATATACTAATATTTGTTATACTTCTTATATTTATTACTGCAGCATTTTACGCATATAAAAAATTTGCTGTTTCTAAAATATCTGAAAATAAATTTAAAGATGTAGCAAATTATTCGAGTCCGCAGGATAAAACTGCTGATATATTCTTTTTTCATGTAGATTGGTGTCCTCATTGTAGAAAGGCCATACCAGATTGGAAGAGTTTTTCTGACGAATACGATGGGAAAGTAGTAAATAATTACAAAATAGTATGCCATGATATAGATTGCACTGAAGATAGTAATGATAATAATCCTGAACAAAAAGCAAAAGTCCAAAATTACATTGATAAATACGGTATCGATTCATACCCTACATTAAAAATGTCATTAAGTGATGGAGAGACGGTTGACTTTGATGCAAAGATTAGCAAATCATCATTGGAAAAGTTTGTAGATACAATATTATCGTAAATTTTATATTTAGAATGAATTATATTATATTATATACTGTATATTATATAGTATATTATATCATAATGGAACCGAACGTAATTGGTGAAGGCACTTATGGATGCGTTCATAAACCTAGTTTGAAGTGTAAAAATAAAAAAGTAGATTACACCAATAAAGTATCAAAATTAATGACAAAAAAGCATTCGAGAACTGAAATGGGAGAATATAAAAAAATACAACAAGTAGATAAATCGAATAAATTTTATTTAGGTAAACCAGTATCTTGTGTTCCAGAAAACGATGATTCTGCAAAACAAGCGGTTAATATGTGTGAACGGTTTAAAGGAAATTCTATAAAAGACTACAATTTACTTATTATGAATGATGGTGGTGATAATTTACAACAATATACAAATAAAATGAGACGTTTTCGAAAAACTGATGCAACCGTAGAAAAAATAGAGAAATTTTGGATAGAAGCACAGCGTATTTTATTGGGATTAAAAGTATTTAAGGACAATGGAATATCACATCATGACTTAAAACCACAGAATATTGTGTATAATGAGGCTAAAAATAGAACAAATTTTATTGATTTTGGATTGATGACAACGATGGATGAAATACGTAATGATTCCAATAATTCTAGATATAGTTTTGCTAGATTACATTGGTCGTTTCCACTAGAAATGGAATTTATGAATAAAAATAATTATTTAGAAATAGCAAAATTAAGTACTACCGAGAA